GCAAGCTTTAAACCTACAGGAACAACAGCCGAATTGACACTAAGATCTTGACCATGAACAGCAATTCCCATTCCAGGGATTTTTACATCATCCACAGCATATAAATCATATCCAGTATCGCCATTATTGCGCAAACGATAAAAACCAAACGTTGCTTGTTCTTGTGAATCATCGATTGGAATACTTTCGTCAAGCATGCCATGATTATTGCGGGTTGGAAGTTTCGCATCTGGGTGTGTTTGAATGAATTTAACTTTAATCATATTTTTTTATCCGTGTGAAATTGCTGAATTATCTTCATGTTCAAATACTTCTACGCTCTGTACCCAACAACGATCTCCATATTTTCCTTTAATGATTTTTGCAGCAGCATTATAGCAAAATTCTGCTGTTCTTTCGACTCCAACGCCATTGAGCATAATCCGAAGATCAAGAACACCAAGTTCATGTAATTCTTTGAATTTATCTAGATAAGGATCATCAGCAGCGACACAGGTGGTATGGTCAAATTGATCTTGTAAAATTTTCTTAAGGTCTTTCAATCCACCAAAATCAACTGCCCAGTTTTTTTCATCGAGACGATCACATCCAAATACAAATTTAGCAGTCAAACGATAACCATGCAATTTACTGCAATGACTATGGATTGCTTTCCATTGGCGAAAAGCACATGATCCGAGTTCAATGACCTTTGTCGAGAAAAATACATGGTCGTATTCCATTTCTTTCATAATATTATTGTGTTACTGTGTTTTTATATTCATTAAGCAGAACAGCACCGTTCCAAGGTCCTTGTTCCATAACAGGAGATGGGTTAATTTTAGTAGCTGCCATTGATCGTAGCAGATTCATCACTTCTGTTACTCTCTCTGTTGGAATTTGAAAGGTTCCATAGCCTTGTATTGTTACTGTTGTCATACTAGATAATATAAACACAGGTGTAAGTAAAATCAAATGGAAGACGACGAAATTGCAAAAATTTTACAGAATTTTGAGGTAACTCCTAAAGCAAAGAAACAAGAACCTGAAGAACCTCTTGACCTCGATAATATCGAAGATAGCATCGCAAAAAACCTCAATACAATTACTCAACTAAGCATTGACAGTATTGAAGAAGTCAAAGATTTAGCAATTGCCTCCAACGATGGTGAGACTATTACAGCATTAGCATCACTTATTACTGCAGCTTCAAAGCAGTTAGAACTAATGAGTAAATTTGCATTACAGAAGAGAAAAATGAAAAATGCCGAAGAAATGCAAGATAAGGCATTAGCACATAAAGAAAAATTGCTCGAGCGTAAACACGAGCAATTAAAAGAACTTAATGGTGGTGGTTCGCAACAACCTCAACTGCAGCAAAACAATTTCTACATTAATGCATCAAGAGAAGAAATCATGGAGAGGTTGCTTGGTGATATTAAAGAAAAAGTCAACAAGCAACCCCTTACGATTGATGTTTCAGAAGCGTGATATCAAAGATACCCCAGATCAAACTTACGTTGTAACTCTGGCCACGAATCTGCAAATGTAATATTACCAGCAGAAAGAGTGCTCAGTGCTACTGTTGCTGCTGATGATAGCATTGTGAATGGTATTGTGCCGCCGTTTGCTAATAAAAGCGCGATCGTTTGATTATTAAATGAGCGGTTAATCGTAAATGTAGCACCAAATGCAGAGAATGTAGTAGTCAAAGCAACCGGTGCTGCTGTCGGTGCATTGAATAAAACACCTACAATATTAGAACCAAATCTAGCACTACCACCAATAACAGTGATTTCGGCTAAAGTATTGGCTCCGCTAACTACACGAGAAGTAACAGCAAGTGTAGCAGGAGTTGTTGCTGATTGAGGAATTACTTGAAAATTGTAATATGGCATGAATATACTTATGGTATAAATAGTGACTTCTTTAAAAAAGTTTTCTTGTATATTTATCGATTTACACTTGAATTATATCTGAATAAATCGCCCGATACAGGATTTGAACCTTCATATACGATTGGTGTTTTTAACCAATATACAGTGGATTGGAATCTGTTTTGTAGATAGTTTAGCTCAAAATCAGGAGGAAAAACCAAAGGCATAATATTATCTCGGAATAATTGTGCAGTTTCTTTTTTTATTATGTATGCACCTGCAGTCCAAGAATATGGTACTGACATTTTAATAAAATTATTAACACTATTCGCATTATTATTTAAATAAATTTCTCTTCCGTCGCATCCATTTGTCATATAAATGACATCAGCATCATTAGGTATGTGTTTTAATGTTTCATGTATTTTACTTTTAATATCATCAACAAAAATAGCATCATCTTCAAAAATAATACCATAATCAATATTTTCGTTGATAATTTTATTATAAATGTTTACATGCTCGAGGCATAATGCTTTTAATGCTGGTGTAAGATTAAAGTCGTAACATTTTACGCATGACAAATTGTTTTTATATACAAGATCATTATGTTCTTTGGAAAAGAAATTTTCATGGGTTGGTTTATAACTTGTATAATCAGTCGAATATTCAAAATCAATGTTTAAGTATGGAATAACAGTGTCTAGGTATTTTTTTCTTTCTGTCAAAGGAGGATAATGACATATATAAATTTTATACTTTTTCATTTTGTTAACTATTTAGATTTAGTATTGATGATATGCAATAAAAAAGAGAGCTGGAATTTCTCCAGCTCTCTTCGTGTTATTGTGATTTGATTGCTCTAGATTAGAGATACACTGATTGTGCAGCAGGGCTGAAAGCAGTGCTAAGACCAGAAACAACGATCATGTGGTAGTAGAGATCTGCACCGAATAGATTGTCGACAACGCCGTAACGTGTTAACATAGCAACACGCGGTGTGAAGTTATTCGGATCGATTGCTCTTTGCACCATCACTGGAATGTATGGGCAATAGACGATACCAGTATCGTAGAATTCTGGGCCTTTGTAACCAAGAAGGGCATACTCGACTGTGTCGGTACGGTATCCAACTTGGATCTGGCCTTCAAAGCGCGTATCACGATAGATGTTAAAGCGACCACCAACGGAACCAACTTTAGCAACGCCTGTTGGTTGGGTGTTCACGTTTCCTGTGATCATGTATGGCTTGAATTCCTTGAGCATCTCCAGGATTGTACACACACGTGGTGTAGCAATGATGAAGTTAGCAGCGCCTCTTCTGTTTCGGATAGCAATACGGTTGGCTTCGACAAGAACCTTGTTATAGAAGTCAATACCGCGCTCTGCGATCCAGCGACCGTCTGCAGAAGCAGGAGACCATGTGGAATATCCTTTGCCAGCACCAGCCTTGAGACATACTTTGATCATACGAATGACCATTTCGCGGTCGATTTCGGCCTGAATTTCATACGACATAGCGTTTGTCAATTCAGAATCGATATCAATACCGTTCATGTTCTTAAGGTCTTGTTCTAGCTCAAGTGTCCACTTGGTTGCTAAACGACGGGTACCAGCTTCAACGGCAGTTTTCTCGATACTAAGGGAAATTTGCGGGAAATTACCTTGTGCTTCGAAAACACCAAGAGCAGCTGCAAGACCGCGGTCAGCAGCAAGGATACCAGATGCACCAAGAACACCAACACCAGTACCAGAAGCATCATTGGTGAATGTACCACCAGATGCACCGGTATATCCAGTGTTGAGGAAGTTATATCCGATTTCATTATTTGGTGCTGCTGAAACAGATGGCCAAATAGCAGTTACTCCTGGAGCTGTAGTTCCGTCAAGGCCGGCTGTGCCTTCATATTTGTAACGAAGGGCCCATGCTAATCCGACAGGACCACCCATTGGCTGAACACCAACAATTTCATTGGTGATAAGCTCTGGGAAGGTACGACGAATCATTGGGATCAAGATTTTTGGAAGACGCGCGTCACCTGGGGCATATGTGTCAGCATTGCCGAAGGTTGGTGTTGCACCATTAACAGTCGATCCACCGTAAACAAAAGAACTGGTTGCTGAACCACCTGCAGCTATATTAGCCTCGGTGATACACCATTTTTCTTGGTTTTCGAGAAGGATTGCGGTGCTAAGACGAACATAATCCTCTTCAATCGGCTTTACAGTCGATGAAGAATAATCAAGAACTGGACCCCACTTGTCAAGCAGTTGAGCTGCACGATCCTCATTGATGAGGTTAGGTGACGATGTGATGTGTTTATTCATATTATTATTTGGATTTGTTGGTATAGTTAGTCACTCTTAGGCGCTACCAAAACGCTTAGAGTCATTTCGTTTTAATTCGCTAATATATGACAACATCGGATTTGAATCAGATGCCGGCGGTTGCGAATTAATTTCCGCTTCATCGCTTCTCTTCTCAGTTACTAAGCGATCAACATTACTGCGTCGGCGTAATTCTTTAGTCTCTTCAGAGACTAACTGGCGACGCTCAGATTCCTCTTTATCGTAGAGAGAAACTACATAATCAAAATTTTCTTTGATATAAGCTTCGTCTTTTCCTTTAAAGAAATTGTTTAGATATGCAGCTTTACCTTGTGGAAGGTTTGTTACTTTTTCTTTGAGCAGTGAACGAGCACTTACGGATGAAAATTTTTCAGTGAGCACTTCATTTTGTTTCTTAGATTTTTGAAGTTGTTCTTCGAGCTGCTTAATGCGAAGAGCGCCATCTTTTACGGCTTCAACAACTACTTCATTTTCATAAATGTCATTGATGGAGAAAAGCTTACGTGCTTCTGAAAGAATATTACGAGCAAATGTTTCTTTTGCTGCTTCTTGAATTTGTTTAGTTGGAATTGCATTTTCAAGTTGCAGGTCAAGATATTTCGAAATTTGAATGCGTAGCTCGTCGCGTAGATCTGCAGATTGTTTAAGAAGAACTTGTTCATAGCTTTCTTTAAGCTGGATAAGCTTATCGATATGATCGTTCTCCATAACTTCAAGGGCGAGTGCGAATTTCTTAGCACGATCCACATCAAGTTTCTCAACAAAGGTCTTTAATGCAACAGCGTGCTCTGTATCTTGACGATCTAATGCAACTGAAACAGCTGCATCGACTTTTTCCGATACAAGATGCTCGACTTCGGCACTAATACCTTGCTCGATTGCTTTGAAGGTATCTTCTGTAAGATACTCTTTCGTTGCTTCCTTAATAATATCTAATATTTTCATGTAATTTATTTATTAAAAAACTTTTGCTCAATCTTGCGATATTCATTATCAAATTTAGCACGAAGCTTTTCTTGAACAATCTTTTTCAATGCCTTGTCTGCTTGTGCATAGTTTTTCATAACTATACTAGCATTAAATTGATCGATGTATTTGTCGACTCGCATAATATAAAAAACTACTTACCTATTTTGTGTCACATCTTACGCAATGATGATAAAAATAATTGGATTTGTTCCTGAATATATTGATTAGTATCTTTTTTCGGAAGAGAACCTAATGCCTTATTCATCTGGCGATAAGCAAAATCCATACATTCTTTACATTCACCATTTCCATCTAACATCCATGTTTTCGATTCTAATACACCTTCAACGAATGCACTATGAACTGATGGGTCACTAACAACATCTACACATATTAAATGAAAATTAGATACACGATTGCCTTTAGTGCCATCTGTTTCTGATAATGTACCAAGCGCTCTTGATGAAACTCCTAACTTAACACCATTAAGCAATAATCCTTTTACTAAATCTCCCATTGGCACTCCATTAAGAATTTTTGATTTTCCCATCCAGATATTGCCTTCTTGTTTTAATGATATAACTGTATGGCAAGCTCTCTCTGGATTAATTTCAGCAGATGTCGGATGATTCAATTCACCAATCGCTCTGCCAGTTTTGATCATTTGTTCTGTATAACGCTCCACTTCAGTTTTCATCTCATTTTCGCTATAGATACGACCATTGCGATTCTCTTCCTCAGCCATGAGATAAGGACCTTCGATAAACATTTCTCTTGTCGAATCTTTATTTGATTCTTTGAGATAATATTGAATGTCAAGTGGTTTATTGATTAATAATTTTAATCCCGGCATATGATTATATTTATTTATATGTATTTGTAATATTATCCTATAAAGAAGGGAGCGATACTTGGGCCTTCGCCACCTTTTAGTAGTAATTCTTCGAGTGCTTTTTGTTCAGCTAATCCTTGTGCACCGACTTCGGCATTTACAGATCCACCACCATATAAAGAGATGCTTCCAAATTTGCCTCTAATATTTCCGAGAGCAATTTTAGTCAATGCTAAAGTATAATCGAAAACCCATTTTTCATTGATTACATCTCTTATCGGTCTTTCAACATAACAGCCAATAGCAGCACAATATCTGCTATTTGGTGATGGTTCTGGTATAAGCTTTAATAATTGTGTTTTGCGATCAAATCGAATATAAACATTGCGTGCTAAAATTCGATTAGTAAGATCAACCCATTGTCTTAAAATTACATAAGAGATAAGATCAAATCCAGTATGCTGAATGTGGCTGAATTGTGATGTTTGACCGAATACTCTCTGTGCAATTGCGTAATCAATATTAAACAGAATGTTAGTATTTGTAAAACTACCAGCTTCAAAGCTCACAACACTAGTAATTTTGCGGTAGTCTTCTAGATTGTAATCATATCTACCCGTAGTAGAAACTGAAGAAAAGCCTGTACTCTCGACTGTGCTTACGTTGTAAAATTCAATATTAACAGGCAGTTTTGCTGGCATTGATTGTGCACAGCTCGTGGTGTAATATGACATGTTGAATACCTTATTGCTTGATAAATTAAACGAGCCAAAAATAGCATTAGGATATGGCTTAGCACTAAGAAATGTAAATGTCGCGGGGATATATCCTTCAGAGTTTAAAGACGAATCGCATATTTTAGCTGTAATGTAATTGCCATTGGTTGAAAGGATTGCTAATGTTGATTGCGTTAATTCACAATCCGGCAAGCCTGCTACAGTGATATGACTTGCTCTTGTTACGTCAATTCCCCATAATGTTGTCAACGGCGGAGTCGGGCATCCTGATGGTAGGTTATACGAGCTGCCAGAATAGATCGTAACATTGCCACTAGATACACTTACTAAGCCAGTAACATTCGAATATAAGGTAATAGGATTGTAACTTGTTAATGATGACACTACTACTTTATTGGCGTTTGATACTGGAAATGACCAAGCAGATAATTGTGTTAATGTTACTAAATTACCCGATGGTGAGTTAGTACTGGCTTGGGCATAAGATACTGCACTGCTAAGATATGTCTCAATTGATGACGTTGATGTAACTACTGGATATGTACATTCGCCTCTTTCAAATTGATTAATTTCATAATCAGAATTAGTGTCTTGCAAACACATTCTACCTGTGAGTAATGTATCTAAACGAACACCAACACCAGGAATATACAAATTGCTATCGAATACAAGATATTCTTCTGTATACCCTGCATATCTTGTATACATCTCAACAGAACGATCAATAAAATCAGCCAATTGTGAATCTGCTACTTCGACGTTTACGGCAGGATATCCTAATGCTTTTTTAACGCGCAATGCTAAATCCGCATATGTCTGAATTTTGTTATTTAGATAGGTCGATCCTGGATAACCATCCGGCAGTGCATTTGTAAAGCATGGGATATTTGTATTCATGTTAAGTGTTATTGTTCAGCTGGCGCTGGTGGTGTGGCAGTTTCACCGCCTTCTCCTGGGGTTTCTCCTGGAGGTGGTGCTCCAATTTCACCACCAAACGAAGGAGGTGCGCCCGGTGCTCCTGGTGGAGCAATTCCAGCTGCTGCATTTGCCGCAGATACATCTTCTCTCCAGCTAGGTCCATTTGAATCGATCTGTGTTAGTTCCCATTTAAATGCACGATCCTTGCGGAGCAAAGCACGATTTTCAAGAATTTTTTCGGGAGTCCATTTAAACACATCAATCATCATTAATGTTGGTGAAATATGTTCATTAGTAGCAATTTTATTAAATGTATCATACATTAATTCAAGATGCTGCAAGTCACGCATCATTTTGAAATTACGAGGAGGATTAAAAGACACATGAAAATCATATTCTTTAATTTTGTATAATTTCCAAAGTCCCCTCATTTTAAGATGAGTTACAAATCCTTGTTTAAGACCTTCAGCAAATTGCCTCTGAATGCGAATAATAAACTGAGCCATATTTAACTCTTCTGCTGTAATTTCTTTTCCGTCTCGATATGTCGTTTCTGGATTCATTCGATTTAGCGGAATTTTCATTGATCTATACAACTTCTTTACGAAATAATTTAGATCGTCTAATTGGCCTAAATTTGAACCTCCTTGTAATGTAGATACATCGGATCCTTTGTCGTCGGCAGTTTTAGCAAACCAATAACTATCAAGCATTGATTGTGGATCATATACGTTTTTAAATCCACCTTGACCTGGAGTTCTTTTTTCCCAGAATTTGCGCATTGCTTGTTGCACTATTTGCTCTTGCTGTGCTGGGGGTGCATTGCCAGTATAAATGCTGAATTTCAAACGTTCTGGTGCTCTTACCAAACGATAAATAACGATAGCATCTTCGATCATGCTTAATTGTAAATAAGCACGCTTGCTTTTTTCAAGATACGGAACTTTAAATAATCTATCACGATCCCAAACACCAGAATGAATATAGATAACCTGATTTTTTTGTAATGGTATTAATTCTTCTGTAGTTGGTGTTTGGCTTGTAAAAGATACTCGATTGAATATACCAGGATGCACTGCTGTCTCATTATATTTGCGAAGAATAAAGTGGCTTAGATCTTCGTTTTGTACATTATAGTAAACAGGCTCGATTAATTCGGTTGGGATGTTAACAACCCCTAATACTCCTAAATCGGGATTTCTATCTGAAATAACATTTTCAAAAAATAACTCCCCTTCAATGAAAAATTGACGGAAGTATTCCCATCCTTTTGATTTGAGTTGAAAAATGGTTATATACTTCTCAAATTCTTTTATGATTTCACTACGAGCGGTAGTATTATATTTTCCAGGTTCTAAATTAAGATGCAGAAGTTTGCCATTTTCGTCTTCATTAAGAATTTCATCACAGATGATGTCTAAGCAATCTGACAATTCTGAATATTCTGCCATACGTCGATATTCATTGATGCGATTGATTTTATTTTCATCGAGTGGTGCGTATACAAGAGAATGATAACCTTTATCAGTCATCATGCCATTGTATCCAGTAGGGCTATTAGTAGGATTTCTTGATATCGATAAACGGCGAATTACTTCATCACGACGACCACTAGCTGCTTCAAAAGCTTTATATTTAGGGTTTGTTTCTTCTACGGTTCGTGAAGCTGTATATGGCAGTGAGCCTAAAATCCGGTGGCTCCAACTTTGCGGCATTGTCGATGGCATAATTGTATTTATTTATAATGTTTATATTAACACCATGTTTTGGAAACAGTTTAATAATTATGATGCATTTCTTGATTGGTAACAATACATGCCATATTGAATCATTATTTGATAAAATCGTCCAATTGTAATTTGTCTTTTTATTGACTGATTGTCTGATATATAAATTGGTGTTGTTAGTGTAGCTTGCCCCATTTCAATCATTAATTTGGTCAGACTAACTAATTTTGTGAATTCGTTTTCGTCGTATTTTGTGGCCTTCAGATAAAAGCCTTCTGGTTGTACTAAAAATGGTGGTATATAATCAGAGGGAAAGTTATTTATTTCATAATCAATTGCTATTTGTTGAAAATAATCTTTTGCTTCTTCTTCTGATTCTGCCCATATCCATCCATTAACTGGATATGCGTAATTGTCTTTATTATCTGCAACTAATACCATTCCTATTGTTTCCACAAAATGAGGAGCATATATTAATTGAGAATCATTGTATTTGTAAAATCCTCTATTCATAAAATTAATTATCCTGTTACAGTCCAACCTTTTAACAAGGCTGTGCCTGTTTTAAGCGGCCGGAATATTAGGCTAGTATTTGTTACGGACGACGTTGCTGGTCTCGTAATGAGTATTGCAGTATTTGCCGTAATACTGCTAATTTCCGAACGATATCTCATCGTGCCTGATCCATTATTTGTCAAGGTCAATGCACTCCCCCCTACCTCACTTGCAACTTGGAAATTATTGGTTGCTTTATTTGCGACGTAATAAATTCTACTTGTTACTATTCCAGTGGTTGTTGTGATATTAGCAAATGATACTTCATCATCATTTTCCAAACCATGCTCTGATAAATTAACCAATGATCCTGTAGCTGAGAATGTTACATTAATTGGTGTTGTCAGCGGACTACCACTACCTGTAAATTGCATACCAACAGCCAATGCTGATGTACTAGTAGCTGATATGATATTTGATTTTGCTGTCAATGAACATGTACGAGTATATGTCGATGTCGTTGCTGGGTTGTTTGTAATTGTAATCGTCTGTGATGGGTTAATTGCAGTCCCCAGACTCGTAAAAAGATTTTCCATTGCAGTTCTTTCTAGTCTGCTATTGATAAATGACACAGTGTAAGCTGCACCACTTAGTATTGCATATGTTAAACTATTCGTAGCAGTGAATATAGTTGTAAATGCTGACACCCGAGAAACATTAAGATTAGGCACTGCTGTTAATGAAAAGCATTGTGCAAACATATTCACCATTGAAGCTGTGGCTGCTGATGTTTCTAAATTTGTAATATACTTTAAATTATAACAATTCTGAAATGCAGCACCAAAATCTCTGCAATTTTGTGTATTTGAAATATCAATAGAAGATAGTAGACTGCATGTGTCAAATATACTATTCATCGTAGTAGCACTAATGGCATTTATTACTGGTGCCGTTCTAAGTGCACGACAAGCATTAAAGGCGTTTGCAAATGTTGATACTCTGGGGGTAATTGTTATCGGTATTTCTTTTAAATTAGAACATGATTGAAATGTTTGAACCATAGTGACTACTTGAGAAGTATCTATGACATTTGGTATTTTTTCTAAATTACTACAAGCATTGAAAGCAAGAGCGATTGTACTCACTGCAGATGTTGTAAGAATTTGTGTTATGTTTCTTAAATTTGTACACCCTTGGAATAAGTTTGCTATCGTTCTTGATGATCTTAAGTCGAGTATTCCGACGGTTTCCAATGCAGCACAATTGG